TTCTAAAACCGAAAGCCGCTTGCAGATCGCGGGCGGCTTTTATCTTTTGGAGGTAAACATGTTGCAAGAATACACAATTTTTGGTGTTGAAGATAAAGTAAAAAATAGCATAGATGCGCTCCGTTCCTTTGAGCCGCCGGAAGGTTATTTTGTTGCGTTTTCGGGAGGAAAAGACAGCGTTGTTGTGAAGGCGCTTTGCGACATGGCGGGGGTAAAATATGACGCGCACTATAATGTAACATCGGTGGATCCGCCGGAGCTTGTGCAATTTATCAAAGATTTTTACCCTGACGTGAAAAGAGATATCCCGCATGACGCAGACGGAAAACCAATAACAATGTGGAATTTAATTCCGAAAAAGTCCATGCCGCCGACGCGGTTGGTTCGCTATTGTTGCAGTGCGCTGAAGGAAACAAGCGGGAAAGGCCGGATTTGTGTTACGGGCGTTCGCTGGGCAGAAAGCGTTAGACGGAAAAACAAACACGGCCTTGTGAGTATATGGGGAGGCACAATACTTAACAACGACAATGACGAAAGCCGCGAAGTGCTGGAAAGTTGTTACAGGCACAAAAAAACGCTTTTAAATCCAATTATAAATTGGGAGGACGAGGACGTTTGGGAATTTATAAAGACAAACAAAATTCCGTATTGCAAATTATACGACGAAGGATATACGAGGCTTGGCTGTATCGGTTGTCCAATGAACCCTGCCGCCGCCGCCGCCGATCTTGAAAAATACCCAAAATACAAACAGGCATATTTGCGGGCATTTGAACGAATGTTAGAAGAAAGACAAAAAAAAGGGCTAAAAACAGAATGGGAAACGGCTGACGAAGTCATGGAATGGTGGTTAACAGGAAAAGTTGAAAAACCGATCGATGGGCAAATGGAGATGGATTTGGATGTTATTGGTTGACAGCAGGGAAAAATGGACACAAACGCGTCCGCACGATTATAACAGCATCGGAGGCTTTCTTGATCGCAAGGGCGTGCCGTATCGCGTGGAAAAGCTGGACGTCGGCGATTATATGATGGAGGGCGGGACGGTTACGATCGACACAAAGCAAGATCTCGAAGAACTGTCTCGCAACCTGATGAACCGAGCCGATCATGCGCGTTTTCTGAAAGAAGTGCGCAGGGCAAACACAAGCGGGATCCACTTGGTTGTGCTTTGCAGGCATGGAGGAAAGATCAAAAGCATCCGCGATGTTGCGAATTGGAAAAGCAAATACAGTCCAGTGACCGGCCGCGCATTGATGGACGAAATTTACCGAGTCCATATTTCGTACGGCGTCGATTTTTTGTTTTGCACAAAGCAAGGAACGGCAAAAAAGATCTTGGAAATATTAGCGTGATGCGTTGCTTTGTGTTGCGACGTATTGTATATTTTAAGAGATAAGTTGTATCACGGCACCGTGCCGGACGGTATATTCCGGCGAGGAGGTTTGTATGAACGAATTATTGTTTCCAAAGAAGACGCTGGAAAGCGATCCGCCGGTGTATGATATGACCCTGCGCGGAAGAATGGAGTGGCTGGCAAAGCAGTACCCGGATATGACGGCGTTCAGCGCGCTGAATTGGTTTTACGGATATTTGGGGACAAAAGGCGCGCCGACGATTGACGCAGGGATTTTTCTCCATCACTTTATGAAGGCGGTTGAAGACGGACTGTTCAAGTGGGAGGCAAAAGTATGAGGATAAAAGTCAAAGCACACGGCATCCGAGCGCACGTTGCGCCGAATGTTACGGTTTACACGCTGAAGGAAGGGTGCCTGCGGTTTGGAAAAGGAAAGCCGCTCTCGGTTATTTGCACTTTTTTTGACATCGTGACAAAATTGGTTCCGTCCGATTTTTCAAAGGCTGGAGTCGTTGTTGTCCCACGGAGGATAAAACGTGAAAAGATCGCCGAAAAAGCCGTGTGATGCTTGCAAGAAAAAGCCGGACTGCCCAGCGGTTTGTTATCCGCTGAAAGACTGGAATCGGGCAATGGAAAAGAGGGGCTACAAAACAAACGATTGTGTTTTCCCGACACATATTGTATAATAAAAGTGCTGGTAGTGGAATGCCGTCTGCTACTTGCAGAACTGAATACTACCAGTATTAAACCACACTTGACCTTGCGGCATCAGGGGAAAGCGTGGTTTTTCTTTAAGAAAATGGCTTTTATTGTTTATAAACACACGACACCAAGCGGGAAAGTTTACATCGGCATGACTGGACGTTCGACAAAAGAACGCTGGAGAAATGGGAAAGGTTACAAATCACAACCAAGATTTTTCAGGGCTATTGAAAAGTATGGTTGGGAAAACATTCAACACGAAGTTATTTATATATGTGATGATGCAGAAAATGCTTTTAGAAAAGAGCAGGAACTTATTTTAATATACGATAGCACAAACCCAGACAAAGGATATAACAACAGTATTGGTGGTGCAGGAGGGTCGCTTGGAGCAACTTTAGATTATGCGGCAAGGGCTAATATAAGCCGTGGACATGTTGGTTTGAAACATAGCGAAGAAACAAAACAAAAATTATCCAAAATGCGGCAGGGTGAACTCAACCCGAATTATGGCAAACATATGTCGGAGGAGGCAAAAGAAAAACAACGCATTTCTGCAAAACGCACTTATTCCACAGACGAATATAAAAAACGTGCATCGGCAATACAGAAAGAAATTGGTAGTCGTCCAGAAGTGAGAAAAAAAAGGAGTGATGCCGCAAAAGGTGAAAAAAATCACTTTTATGGTATTCATATGTACGGTGCAGATAATCCAAACTATGGGAAAAAGTTGAGCGAAAAAGCAAAGCAAAGACTAAAAGAATGCAAGTCAAAACCTATAGTCTGTTTGGAAACCGAAACCGTTTATAATTCTGCAAAGGACGCGGAAAGGTTTTATGGAGTTGCGCACGGATCAATTTACAAGGTATTAGATAATCCAAACCGAACCTCTTGTGGTTATCATTGGGAGAGGGTGAATAACAATGAATAATTACGCGGATGAAATAAAAGATAGAGTTTCCGCGAAAGAACTGTTCGAATTTTATGGTTTTCATATAAACCGCGCTGGATTTTGTTTAAGCCCTTTTTCACGCGAGAAAACACCAAGTTTGAAAGTATATAAAGGGGATAAAGGCTGGCATTGTTTTTCAACAGGAAAAGGAGGAGACGTAATTGATTTTGTGCAAGAATACTTCAACCTGTCCTTCAAGGACGCTATGGCCAAACTGAACGAGGATTTCCACCTCGGCCTGCCTATCGGAGAAAAGCAGACCCCGAGACAGCGAATGGAGGCGGCGGCAAAGGCATACCGAGCACGTCAGGTCAAGGACGAAAAGGAAAAGGCCCTTGAAGCCGCAAAATCGGCCTATTGGGAGGCGTATGATAGGTGGCTGGGCATTTCTATCATTCTGGAAAGATTGCACCCTAAAAACAAGATTTTTGGCAAGATATGCGGGCAGGACACCGTGGAGGTATGGCTGGGGGCCTGTCACGCAATCGCAGAGGCGGAATGGAACCTCGAGCAGGCCGAAATTTCGCTTTACGAGGCCGAGAAAAGTTTTTATAATTAAACCATGGCTGGTGTGTTTGGCGGAACGCTCCAGCGTGAACTGAATACGCCAGCCAGACAGAGAGCCATCTGCTGTGGGACCGCCATCCTGCGCAGGTGGCTCCGTGTTTAGGAGGAAATCATGGGAACAGACTTGAAAATCCCAGCGTTCACGGCGCAGGACTACGTAGAAACATCGGCTCCATACGAGTGGCTGTCACAATTTGAAAACGACAAGTTTGCTCTTCAGCAGATGTGTCAGCAGATGAAGGCGGCCGCCGGCGCGGTTGGCGTTCGATCTTTTATGACATTGTGGAACGCGTACAGAGAATCGCAGGCGCAGAAAAAAGGCATCAAAACAGACAATGCGACGAACTTTCAGGATCAGCCGCTGGAACTGTTTTCCGGGCAGTACATCTGCGACGAATACGGAGTTGCGGTCATGGACCGATTTGGGTACGAAAACGTAATTTGCAGGCACGCCATCATGCCAGTGAGAAGGCTGGTGAACATCGACAACGGAGAGGAACGGCTGGAGATAGCGTACAGAAAAGGCCGGAACTGGCGGAGCATTATCGCAGAGAAGTCGATACTGGCATCCAGCACGCAGATATTGAGCCTTGCGGCCTTCGGCATCATGGTGAACAGCGAAAATGCGAAGGCCCTGTCAACGTACCTGCTGGAAATGGAGCAGTTGAACTACGACACAATACCAGAGCAGAAATCCGTGGGAAGACTGGGCTGGACCGGGGCATACGGTTTTTCTCCATACGTGGAGGACCTCGTCTTCGACGGGGAAAACAATTTCCGGCATATATTCAACAGCGTAAAGTCCTGCGGGAGCCGGGAGGAATGGGTCGAGGCCATGAGGAAAGTCCGGGCGGAACACGGAGCAGGGCGGCTGTTCTTGGCGGCATCTTTCGCATCCGTGATTTTGGAGCCGTGCGGCCTGTTGCCGTTTTTTCTGCACGCATGGGGGGGAACCGAGACAGGCAAGACCGTCGGCCTGATGATTGCCGCCAGCGTGTGGGCATGTCCGAAGGTTGGAGACTACATCACGACTTTCAACAGCACGACCGTTGGGCAGGAAATGACGGCATCTTTCCTGAACAGCCTGCCGATGTGCATGGACGAACTGCAAATCCAATCGTCCTCCGGCATAAAGGACTTCGACAAGATGATTTACCAGTTGACGGAAGGGGTCGGCAAGACCAGAGGCGCAAAGTTGGGAGGCCTGCAAAAGCAGAACGTCTGGAAGAACTGCATCATTACGAACGGAGAACATCCCATCAGCAATAGCAACAGCGGAGGAGGCGCCATCAACCGAATAATCGAGTTTGAATGTGCGGAGAAGGTTTATTCCGACCTTGTAGGCATTTGCGCCGTAATCAATCGAAATTATGGCTTTGCGGGCCGTGAATTCGTCCAATTCTTACAGACTGAAGGCACGTTCGAACGGACGAACCAGATACAAAAGGACTTCTACAGGGAACTGCTGAAGAGTGACAGCACAGATAAACAGGCCGCCAGCGCATCAGCGATACTTGCGGCGGACGCACTCGTGACGGAACTTATTTTTAAGGACGGGAACGCCCTGACGGTCGAGGACATGGCCGCCATCATGACGAAGAAGGAAGAAGTCAACGTGCAGGCCAGAACGCTGGAGTACGTGCGGGAATTGATTGGCAGAAATCCGACACACTTCAGGCCGGACAGCAACGGCGACTATAGAACGGAGGTTTGGGGCAAGATTGACGACAAAAAGGTGTACATCATCAAATCCGTGTTTGACCGGGAGTTGAAAGACGCAGGATTTAACGCCGTATCTTTCCTGTCATGGGCAAAGCGGAAGGGAATTCTGGAGTGCGCACCCGAACGCCGGACAAAGCAGGTACGCATAGCGGGTACGACTGTGAGGGCAGTTTGCCTCAACCTCGAAAGTGCGGAAGGCGTTGATAATTACGATGGTTTCCAACTCATGACGGACGACATTCCCTTCTGACCGCACCCGGCGCACCCGGTGCACCCGGTAAAAATATATGCCATATAAGGGGAATATATATATACACACGAAAGACGAAAAATGAGTATATACACGTCTCCCGCACGTAGGAATTAAAAATTACAGGGTACAACCGGGTAACCGGGTACAACGTTGTAATTTCAAGCCTTACAGCGCACCCAGTAACGAACCCGGTAAAGAAAAACCGGGAAAATAAACATATTGCATTATATTGTATAATGTGGTATTATAATTTTGGAGGAGGTAAACAGCATGAAAAAGCAATCATAATCGTGTTGCTGGTGCTCCTGCTGGCAGAGAGCCTGCTGTTCGGAATGTGCATAGCCGAACTGAAGGCCGCCTACAAGGACCCGGACAAGGCTTGGGTAAAGTACAGACCCATCATGTACAGGGATACCCCGGCATACCACAACATCCCATCGCTGTAAAGCGCACCAGCGCTTGAGGGCAGACGGGGCGGCACTCCTGAAAAGATACACACAGAAACACACCGAAGGCACCGAACCGAACCGCCGTCCCATCTGCGGTGCCTGTATAAGCCGAAGGAGGAGAAGAAATGGCACGGAGAACCAAAGAACCCGCAATCATCATCAAAGGTTTATCGGTTCCGAAAAATTGCGAATCTTGCTGGTATGGAATCGAACACAACTTCGACGATGCCGGCGAATGTTTCGCGGCTGGCATCCTCGAGCTTACCTGCGAGGAATTTCACGGCGAGTACAGGCCGAGCAAATGCCCGATCGTGGCGGTATCAGTTGCGGGCGATTCGTTCGCGGTTGACCCGACATTCTAGGACGCGCGAGAAGGCCCTAAATCGGCTCATAGCGCGGCGAAACACCATTTAATCGGTAAATTATTCAATGAAGATATTTTATCCCCGCAAAACGAGGATTTTGAGGAGGTGTAAATATGGCGTTAACTGGCATGGAAACATGGGCCATTATCGCGCCGGTATTGGCTGCGGAAATGGTCACAAAACACGACATAGCAACAGACGCGTATATTATAACGTTTCGTGCGCTGAAAGAGTACGACGAACACAGGAAGGATGGCAAGGAATGAATGACGACACTATCAGCAGACAGGCGGCGATTGATGCGCTTGATAAAAGGTTTGACTCTATACCAATGGAGCAGACTACAGAGATTTTGTTATTACGAAAAGATTTGAGAAATCTGCCATCCGCACAGCCAGAGAAGGAAAAAGCAAAGCGTGTGCTGTGGACAGGATGGAAGGGATTCCGGGACACAAGGTATAAATGCCCGAACTGCAAAAAACCTGTGAAGAATGATGATATTTATTGCCACAGATGCGGACAGAAATTAATGTTTCCGCACATCTCTTTTACCGATTATGTTCCCGGAGAGAAGCAAGAAACGATAGTGAGGTGGGACGATGAGTGATTTAATCAGCAGACAGGCGGCTATTGATGCGCTTGATAAAAGGTTTGACTCTATACCAATGGAGCAGACTACAGAGATTTTGTTATTACGAAAAGATTTGAGAAATCTGCCATCCGCACAGCCCCAGAGGATGAGGGGAAAGTGGGTACACGGTAGAGAAATAGCAAGAGAAATGGTTGGTGATGCTGTTGCCGCAATTTTCTATGAGGGTTGGCAGTGTTCTGAATGTAAATGTATTGTGGAAGAAGAACGTGAACCATTATGGAACTACTGCCCGAACTGCGGAGCAAGAATGGAGGCAAGCGAATGAAAAACTACACAGAGGCAGAGAGGCAGGCATATCGCAAAGGTTACCAAGCCGGATGGGAAAAAGGAAATCGAGATAGAGATAAAGCAAAATGTGTCCTAAAAGTTAGAAAGGAACGCCCAAAAGCAACAAATTTGCACGATTTATCAAAACTTGAGTTTGTAAAAATAGCCCGTTGGTTGCCTTTAGAGGGCGACGGATATGCAGACGGTGCAATCGTATACGATGTTTGGGAATGCAGTAACTGCGGGATTGAAGAAAACGGCGAAGACATACCAGAAACACACCCTTATTGCAGATGGTGCGGTGCACGAATGGAGGCAAAAGAAAATGAGAACGATTGAACCGAAGGTGATATATATTGCCGGGCCAATGACAGGCCTGCCCGAATTAAATCGGCCGGCATTTATGGAGGCGGAAAAAGCGCTGACGGAGGCCGGGTTTGTTGTCTTAAATCCGGCATGGTTGCCGGTTGGCTTGCCGCCTGAAAAGTATATGCCGATCTGTTTGGCAATGCTGGATGCCG